AGCACGTATACTCAGTAGTGTGTACGTTAGTAAATTACACATAGGCTTACATAGGCATTTAATTCTGAAAGGTAAAAACACTATGGCATCATTAGCAGAAATCCGCGCAAGACTCGCAGCCGCTGAGTCCAACAAAGGCGGTCAATCACAAGGCGGCGACAACGCAATTTACCCACACTGGAACATCGAAGAAGGCGCAAGCGCAACCCTGCGTTTCCTCCCAGATGGCAACAGTAAAAACACTTTCTTTTGGGTGGAACGAGCAATGATCAAATTGCCGTTTGCCGGTATCAAAGGTGAGATGGAATCCAAACAAGTTCAAGTACAAGTTCCCTGTGTTGAGATGTGGGGCGAAGCTTGCCCAATCCTGGCAGAAGTACGCACTTGGTTCAAGGACAAGAGTCTGGAAGACATGGGTCGTAAATATTGGAAGAAACGCAGTTATGTCATGCAGGGTTTTGTGCGTGAAAATCCTCTCAGCGATGACAAGAGTCCTGAGAATCCAATCCGTAGATTTATCATCGGTCCACAAATCTTTGCTACCATCAAGTCAGCATTGATGGATCCTGAGTTGGAAGAATTGCCAACAGATCTGTTACGTGGCCTGGACTTCCGTATCACAAAAACCAGCAAAGGCGGATATGCCGATTACAGCACTTCCAAGTGGGCTCGCAAAGAATCAGCACTAACCGAAGCTGAACAAACCGCAATCGAAGCGCATGGCTTGTTTGACTTGAGCACATTCCTGCCCAAGAAACCCGGCGATGTTGAACTTCGCGTAATGAAAGAAATGTTTGAAGCATCAGTAGATGGTCAACCATATGACACAGAGCGTTGGGGTCAATACTTCCGTCCTGCTGGTGTACAAGCACCTGCTGGTACCGCATCAGAAGCGGCACCAAAAGCAGTGTCGGTACCAGCGGCTAGCAAGCCAGCAGTGGATGATGAGCCCCCGTTTGACACTGACGAAGCACCGGCAGCATCTGCGCCAGTGGCAGCTCCCAAGACCACGCAAAAGGCCGAAGACATTTTGGCAATGATTCGCGCTAGACAAAAACAATAATTTAAGCTATAATTGCACAAAGGGGCAACTCTTTGTGCAATCCTATCTATACAGGTAAAAAAATATGGGAAAACCTTTTGATGTAAGTAAATTTCGCAAGGAAATTACAAAAAGTATTGATGGCCTTTCAATTGGCTTCAACGATCCAACAGACTGGATCTCTACAGGCAATTATGCCTTGAACTATCTCATCAGTGGAGACTTTAATCGAGGCATTCCCTTGGGCAAGGTCACTGTGTTTGCTGGTGACTCTGGTGCAGGTAAATCGTATATCTGTTCAGGTAACATTATTAAACATGCACAAGAACAAGGTATTTTTGTTGTGTTAGTTGACAGCGAAAATGCTCTTGACGAAAAGTGGCTCAAAGATTTGGGAGTTGATACCAGCGATAGTAAACTACTCAAACTGAGTATGGCCATGATTGACGATGTTGCTAAAACAATTTCAACATTCATGAGCGACTACAAGGCCTTGCCTGATGGCGAGCGGCCAAAAGTATTGTTTGTAATTGACAGCTTGGGCATGTTGTTGACTCCCACAGACGTGAACCAGTTTGAAGCTGGTGAGATGAAAGGTGATTTGGGTCGTAAACCCAAAGCACTTACAGCCTTGGTTCGTAACTGTGTCAACATGTTTGGCAGTTACAATGTAGGATTGGTTTGTACCAATCACACCTATGCGAGTCAAGACATGTTTGACCCAGATGACAAGATCAGTGGCGGTCAAGGCTTTATCTATGCATCAAGCATTGTTGTTGCCATGAAAAAGATGAAACTCAAAGAAGATGAAGACGGCAACAAAGTATCAGAAGTCAATGGTATTCGTGCCGGCTGCAAGGTCATGAAAACACGCTATGCCAAACCTTTTGAAGGTGTGCAAGTTAAGATTCCTTACACAACAGGCATGAGCCCATATTCGGGTCTTGTGGACTTGATTGAGAAAAAAGGCTTACTCAAACGTGAAGGCAACAGCCTTGTGTTTACCACCAGTGCCGGCGAGATCATCAAGAAGTTTCGCAAAGCCTGGGAAAAGAACGACGAAGGGTGTCTTGACACAGTAATGAAAGACTTTGGCAATCAGAAGGAAGAGGTAACTACAGTCGGGGAGGAAACAGAATGAGTGAAGTAGTAGCAAGCGAAATTTGGAGTGAGTTAAAAAGATTTGTAAACACAGTGGATCGTGCCGAGGCCGCTGAAACCATGGTACAAATTTTAATGGACAATGACAGTGATGTTGAAGATATTCGTAATTCTTTCAAAGGCGACTTAGATATCAAACGTGCATTGACTGCATACCTTGACAACGACAAAGACTACGTTGAAGAAGAGGATGCAGAAGAGGACGAAGACTTTGAAGACTTTAAAGACGAAGACTGGGAAGATTAATGTGGTATAGCCGTGTAGTTGCCGATCTTGGCGCTATTCCTGACTTTATTGCTCACTATGAGCGAGAGTTAGACTCCGCCAAGTTGGAATGTCGCATAGGTGGATTGGTAGAAAAAAATATCACAGCGTTACCTGGGATTACTGAACATCGGTTTAATCAACTACAAGAAATTGAAGCAGTGCTTAATTTTCTCAACATACAGTTGCGCAAAATCCGTAGACGCCATTTTCAAAAATATTTGGAAGGCTATGCTCGTGCCTTGACCAGCAGAGATGCCGAAAAATATGTAGATGGTGAGGATGAGGTCATCGATTTTGAGACTATCATCAACGAAGTGGCTCTATTGCGCAATCGTTGGTTGGGTATTATGAAAGGGCTTGATACCAAACAGTGGCAAATGGGACACATAGTTAGACTAAGAACAGCCGGCATGGAAGATATACAAGTATGATATTTAAAACACCCGAGGAAAGCCACGCACATAGTTTGCGCACATTAGATGCATTGTATGAATACGATGATTTTATGATGAGCATAGCCACCATGGCCGATATTGGCTGCGGCCAAGGACTTGACCTTGAATGGTGGGCTACTCGAACCTTTCGTGACGGCAGCGACGAACCTTTAAATATTAAATGCACCGGAATAGATATTGCCGGTTCTTGTCCTATAACAAAAAATTATCGAAATACTCAATTTATATCTCAAGACTTTGAAGATACATTGAGAACGCACAAAACAACATTTGATGTTGTTTGGTCACACGATGCATTCCAATATGCTATAAATCCATTAAACACCTTGTCCAATTGGTGGCACGCCATCAGCGACGGTGGGATGTTGGCCATTGTAGTTCCACAAACAACTAACATGGAATTTAACGCACAGGCATTTGACCAACCAGATGGACATTACTATAATTGGACCATGGTTAGTTTAATACATGCTTTGGCAGTTAGTGGGTTTGATTGTGACGCAGGCTTCTTTCTCAAAGAGCCTGGCGATCCCTGGTTGCATGCAGTAGTGTACAAAAGTGATCATGCTCCCATGGATCCCAAAACAACTAGATGGTATGATTTAGCTGATCGCGGGTTGTTACCGGCATCGGCTGTGGCCAGCGTTACCAAATTTGGATATCTACGACAACGAGATTTGGTGTTGCCTTGGATCAACAAAGCACTACGCTCTATGAGTCAAGAATAACAATGATTCTAGTCCTGCACCACTGTGCAACTCTTCAATTTTCCACTCATTCCATGCTAGATCGTTGACCCATTGTTCTCGATCTGGCCTAGTAGGATTTTCAATCTCGGCAAAATTTAAATTACCAACAGCAGTTGCAATGCTGGATTCCCCAACAAACGCCGGAGTTCCGGCTAATATTGCCGACACAGCCGGATTGCTATTCCAATTTATCACGGCCCAGGATTGTTGCACAGCGGCATTAATATTAAAATCATCGTAGGTGTTGCACATTGGTGCCGGTGTTTGTAACATACAGCCATAAGGAATATTGGTGATACGACACCTGGGATGAGGGCGTATCACAATAGGACGATCAGTGTGTTGCCTTAACACATGTACAGTTTGTTCAAGCCAACTAACCATAGGTGGCTGCCCACTCCATTGATTACTTGCCTCGTGCTGTAGTGCTATTAAAATTTCATCGCCCCGACCATGCCATGGCAACAATTGCATGCCCAATTGTTGGCTCCTTGTGTCAGTATGTCCGGTTGTTATAAATTGATTTTTGCCATCAAGCATGACACGCCAAGTTTGGCCACGTTGTATTGCCCCAACCTCGGCAACTAGCACTGGACGATTTGATTTTTTATACAAGTTCCAAATTGATTTGTTTGGCTGCATTCTCCCGGCCCAAAGTTGACTCCAAATTACAGCAACATCGGCAGAGTCATCATGATACACAACATTGTGTCCGTGACGTTGCAACCCGTGTGAGATGGCATCAAATACCGGTTGGCTATTCAGTGCTCCAAATTTATTGTAAAGTGAAAAAATCATAGTAAATATCAGTTACTTACATATAAAAAATGACAACAAACAAATTCACAGTGGTCACCACTTTCAATTCTCAGGGTTACAAAAAGTACGGACAACAAATGATATCAAC